TTTTCATTAGAGTGTTTTATTAAATTCTTAGCCTTTCTTCTTTGCCACATTTTCTTAGCAGCTTCACTTCTTACATTTGCATCTGGAATAGTGTTATAAACTATCGTTTCAGCTTCTAAGAAAGAAATCCTTTCCTTAGTTTCAACAACTTCATCTCTAGTTTTGTCTATCTTGACTTCTAACTTATCGCAACGGTCATCGAATTTCTTTTCTATCTTATCGCAACGGTCATCGAATTTCTTTTCTATCTTATCACAACGGTCATCGAATTTCTTTTCTATCTTATCACAACGGTCATCTATTTTTCTATCCAACGACTCTATTTTTTGGACTAATTTTCCCATTGAAAAACTCATCTTTATCAACATTGTAAGAATAGAAATCAATCCACCAGATCCAATCACCAAGACTATTATTTTAAAAATCCCATCGTCCATGTCTAACTCTCCTTTTTTCCTATGAAGGATACCACATCTTTATCTTAACTCCAATAAGCAATCTTTTCTTTATCTCTATGAAAAAGTTTTTTAAAAATTTTCTTGATATATATAGAAATTATTTGAAACATCCTTTAAATTCCAATTTAACAGATCAAGGGGGTCTTTATGACAATTCAGCCTGGCGCAAACTTATACACACAGGGCTTTGGAAGCAAACCAGAAAATGTAGAAGTTCCTGTAATAGCAACCGTATCACCATCAACTACATCTATTAATTACCCAATAGGTAAAAGATGGGTCAACACAGTTAGCAATGATGAATATGTTCTCACTTCTTTCTCAACTAGTGGAGGAACTATCACAGCCAATTGGCAACTTCTTGCTAATAGTGGAGGCGCATTAAACACGCTTAGCGATCAAAGCGCTACAACTGTCAATCCATCAGCAGGAAATATTCAACTTAATGGTACATCAGGTCAAATTACTACAACTGCTGGTTCTAGCGAAATCACTTGGAGCCTTCCTTCCACAATGGTAGTTCCTGGTTCATTAGAAGTCACAGGTCTTTTAAAAGGAGATGCTAGTGCAACAATTAATACAGCCGGCACAGCGCTCAATCTTGCTACAGATAATGATACAGCTCAAGTAAATATTGGAACAGGTACATCAGGCCGTACAATTGATATCGGCACATCAGCAGCTGCCAATCTAGTGAATATAGGTAGCGTATCTTCTACTTCGGCATTAGCTCTAAAATTTGGAACCGGAAATTGCACGATTGCAGGAACAGCAGCAGCAACGATTGGGATTGGAGCTGCAGCTCAAACCGGCACAATTACATTAGGAAGCTCTACTGCAACGAATGCGATAGTTATTGGAGGAGGAAATGGCGCTAACACAACAACGATTTCAGGAGGAACTGGTGGAAATACTGTAAACATCGCAGCTGGAGCTGGAGCAAATATAGTTACTATTGGATCAGCTACAGGCGCTTCAAGCATGACCTTATATGTAGGTTCTGGAAATTTTGAACTTGCTGGAGGCGGAAATACAATCGATATCGGTAGTGATGCAGCTAACACAATCACCATTGGCCAAGGAGCATTTGCAACATCAGTTACTATTGGAAGCACTAATACTACATCTGCAACAAAAATTCAGGGCGGTTCAGGAAATATTACCATTGCAGGCGCTGTAGGAGCTCAAGTCATTATAGGAGCAACAGCTCAGACAGGAACTATAACCCTAGGGTCTTCTTCAGCTACCAATACTGTAACTGTAGGTGGAGGAACTGGAGCATGTACTTTAGCTCTTGGAAACGCTAACACTTCCGGATCTGTTTCTATTGGAAGTGCTTTGACTACTGGTAATATCACAATAGGCTCAGCTCAGACAAGCGGTACATTAACTATTGGATCTACAGCAGCAGGAACTGGTAATGCTAGAATCGTAGATGGAACAGGCGCTCAAACTGTAACTATTGCTACAGGAGCAGGTGCAAAAACTGTAACTATCGGTTCGACTCATACTACTTCGGCTTTGACTTTACAAGCAGGATCTGGAAATGTAAACGTAACTGGATTAGCAGCTTTCAGCTCAACAATTACTACCGCTCCTTCGAATTCTAACACTGTAACTGCTGCATTTGTCACCACTCTTACAGCTAATACAGGAGCTCAAAATACAACTGGATATGACTTGCTTTGCAATATCTCAATTGCTGTATCTGCAGCTACAACAGCGACCATTACTTTAGGTGTGGGCGCAAGTAGTTCTCCTACAGCAAATACAGCGGTGGCTTCATTTAGCACAGCAGCGCTTGAAATTATTAATCTTGTTGCTTATGTTCCAAATAATTATTACTTACTTTACAACACCACAGGTACTATAACTGTGACCTCTGTAACCGTGCAATCAATGGGTATATAATGATTAAAAATGATATCACGCGATTAGAATATAAAATCGACGATAAAGTTTATCAGTTTTTATGTGATCCAAATTCTCCAATACAGCATGTAAAAGAAGCTCTTTTACAATTCGCTTGTTATGCAACGCAAATAGGCAACTCTGCTTCTAATCCAATGCCTTTAAATGAAGAATCAAAGCAAGAAATTAAAAAAGAGGCTGAGTAACTATGGCATATACCAAACAACTTTTATATGAAACTCTAAGAAGCATTGATTCTTCGACATTATCTGGAAGTTATCAAACGATTGGAGGGCCTCTTCTTCATCCGGGCTCCATTGTTAAATTGGTAAATAATAGCACAGTTCTTGTAACAGTTTCTGTTGATGGAGTGAACGATCATGATGTTGCTCCTGCTAATTCATTCTGGTTATATGACATTACAGCAAACACTCCTTCTCAAGGAGACGATGCAATTTTCATTCCTCAAGGAAGACAGTATTTTGTGAAAGGAAGTGCAGGTACAGGTCTAATTTATTTGGTGGTTCAATACATAGTGCAGGTTTAAATGTCTCAGGCTGGAATTATCAATTCGTCAGGAGGAGGCAGCTCAGGAGTAATCATCACTACTTTTAATATTTCTGGCACCTGGACAAAAAATCCCAATTCTAAATATGTCACTATTCAGATTTTTGGAGCTGGTGGCGGTGGTGGTAGTGGAGATTCAAGCGATACTGCTATTAGCCGTCAAGGTGGTGGTGGCGGAGCAAATTTGGGTCTTATTAAATATTCCACTTTAGCTTCTAATTTTTCTGCATCTGAAACTGTAACTGTTGGAGCTGGTGGCCTTGGAGGAGCATCTGTTACCGGGAGTGCCGGTAATAATGGAGGTCCTGGAGGAGATTGTTCAGTAGGGATGATCAGTACAATGGGATATATCCTCAATCAAGTCAGTAATAATCCTGCAATGCCTACATCAGGAATGGGCGGAGGAGATGATACAGGAGGAAATGGAGGCGTTATTTATAGCAACATTTCTGAACTCATTTCTTTTCAAGAAGCAGATTTGCAATGGGGTGGAAATGGATATTATGGCGGACCAGATAAAGATGCTCAAAACATTCCTCCTTTTAATTCAGGAGGAGTAACTCCTTTTGTAAATGAAACAGCTGTCTTATTTCAATATTTTCCTGTAGGAGCTGGTGGTGGTGGTGGAATAAGTAGCGACACAGTCACTGAAAACGGTGGAAATTCGGGAAGTTATTTATCTTGGTTAGATGCTTCTACGATTTTAGCTGGCGGAGCAGGAGGTACAGTTGGAGCAGGGCAAAATGGCGGAAATGGATTAAATGCAACAAGTACTCCAATGCATGGACTTCAATGTTTCGGAACCAGTGGAGGCGGAGGAGCTTCAAATGCTATTGGAGCAGCCGGAAAAGGTGGAAATGGCGGATTTCCTGGAGGTTCTGGAGGAGGAGGAGGCGCATCTCTTGCTGCTAACGCTTCTGGAGCTGGAGGAAATGGCGCGAATGGGCAAGTTATTATCATTGAATATTTATAGGTCATATGAGACATGCAGTAATTAATAAAGACACTAAGAAAGTTACCAATGTCATTGTTTGGAATGGAGATTCTTGGACTCCTCCAGCAAATCACTTTGTAGTTCGCAGTGATGAATGTGATATCAATGACACATGGGATGAAGTGAATAAAAAATTTATAAAGACAAGAAAATAAAATGTCACAAGCCGGTGCAACAAATACATCTTTAGTTCCTATTACGGTTTTAGAGACTTTGACAGGTAATACTGGTGGAGCTATTGGTCCTGATGGATCTCATAATATTAATGTTGTCGCATCTAACACAAATATTGTAGTAGGAAATCCCGCAACTAATACTCTCACTATTACTCCTACTTCCCAAGGATATCCAATTACTCCTTATGTAGTGGGACTTGTAAATTTCGCAGGTTATCAAACAATACAGTCAGCTATTAATGCAGCTCATACTGCTGGAGGAGGGACAATTTATATTCAACCTGGAACTTACACAGAAAATTTAACTTTATTCAATAAAGTAGATTTGTGGGGGGCTGTAGGAATAGCTGATTCTGGTACTTGTACGATTATAGGAACTCATACTCCTCCTATTTCTGGAGAAATAACTATTAGAAATATTTTTTTACAAAGCGCTACTAATATATTTAGTAGTAGTTCTGCTGGAACCTCTGCAATTATTTTAATTGATGTGGCTATAAAGGTTACTAATGGATATACATTCAATCTTCCTAATTGGACTTCTGCTGGATCTTTTACAGGATTTGATATAGGAGAAATTGGATCCACTAATGATGGATGGATAAATAATACAGGAGGAGCATTTGTATTTATGACAAATGCAACCATAGGAGCTGGATCATCAAATACGATGATTACTTCTGGATCTTCTTTTATTTTTGGATGTGATGTTCAATGTCCTGCAAATTTTCAAACTGGAGCTTCATCTGAAATAGATGGAGGAACTATTTTCAATGGAACTGTTACTTTATCTAATAATTCAACAGGAACAATTAACAATAGCACTTTCATAACTAATTCTAATTCAGCGATAATAATTAATTCTTCAGGTAATTGGACTGTTTCATGTTGCACAATTAATTCTTCTAATAATCCATGTATTGCTGGAACCGGCGCAGGAATATTGACTTTAGCAGACATAACTTATATAAATAATTCATCTATCGCAAATACAGTAACCACAGGATATACAGCACCTACTGAAGTGGGAACTTTATATGCTCAAAATATTAGTTTTGATAGAGGTTCTCATACTGTCTCTATTAATGGACAATTGATCATAGGAAATACAGGACATAATCCTTCTATTACAACATTGACGGCGGGAACAGGCATTTCAATCATAAATGGTGCAGGATCGATCACTATCAATTCTACTGGAATCACAACTATCGATGGTGATTCTGGAAGCATGACTCCTTCGTCTGGAGTAGTGACTATTTCTGGAGGAACGACAGGTTTAACGACAAGTGCATCTAGCTCTACAATGGATTTAACAGGAACTCTTAATGTAGGACATGGAGGGACAGGAGCCACAACATTAACAGGAGTTTTGATTGGAAATGGAGCCTCTGCAGTCACTGGTAATGCAATCACTCAATATGATGTTTTAGTTGGAGGAGCTTCAAATGCTATTTCCTCAGTAGGGCCAGGATCATCTGGTCAAATATTACAATCTGGCGGCAATGCTGCTAATCCTGCTTATTCAACTGCAACTTATCCTTCGACAACAACCATCAATGAAATCCTTTATTCATCTTCTAATAATGTAGTCGGTCAAATCACCACAGCTGATAATGGTGTTTTAATTACTGGCACAACAGGCATACCTTCAATTTTAGCAAATAGTTCGACACCTGGATATGTCTTAACCGCTAATACGGGTGCTCCACCATCTTGGCAAGCAACAGCATCCACTGGAATCACAACTATCGATGGAGATAGTGGTTCTATGACTGGTTCTACAGTAACTATTTCTGGGGGAACAACAGGACTAACCACGAGTGCTTCTTCTGCAACTATGGATTTAACTGGTACTCTTGTAGTGGGAAATGGAGGGACAGGAGCTACAACATTAACAGGAGTTTTGATTGGAAATGGAACAAGCGCTGTTACTGCTTCGGCCGTCACACAATATGATGTTTTAGTTGGAGGAGCATCTAATGCTATTTCTAGCATCACGCCTTCCACAGCGCAAAAATTTTTAGTCTCCAATGGAACTAGTGCAAATCCCTCTTTTAAATCTTTAAGTGTTGTAAATCAAACGTTCACTTCAACGGGAACCTATACTCCAACATCAGGAATGGTTTATTGCATTATTGAATGTTTAGGAGGAGGAGGAGCTGGAGGAGGAGCTGCAGCTACTTCTGGAACAGCTTCTTGCGGAGCCGGAGGAGGATCGGGAGAATATGCTCAGGGAATTTTTAGCGCAGCAACTATTGGATCATCTCAATCTGTAACTATCGGAAGCGCAGGAACAGGAGTTTCAGGAACTACAGGAAATGGCGGGGGTAATACATCTGTTGGAGGATTAATTTCGGCAAATGGAGGCTCAGGAGGAACAAATTTTGCTGCAACAGGAAGTGCTGCTCTTATATTTGGAAGTGCTGGAGGTACTGGAGGAAGCGGAGGAAGTTTTAGAACTCCTGGCCAATATGGAGGTGATGCAGCAAATACTACAGGAGTTGCTTATCCTGGAGCAGGGGGAAGTAGTCAATTTGGTGCTGGAGGTAATGGTTCTGTAAATGCTTCACCCATTCCTGGTCTTGGATATGGAGCTGGTGGAGCGGGAGCTGCAAATAATGGTAGCCAATCTGCTCGTGCAGGTGGAGCGGGAACTGCAGGAGTCGTAATCGTCACAGAGTATGTAATATCATGATAAATACAACGCCAACAAATAATTTATATCCCGTAGCTAATGCAACTACATCATCAGATCCTTTTGTTGATGTATTCATGACCAGAGACCCAACTCCTAATGATGTTCAATATCCTACTCAGAAAAAATGGCTAAATACTACCAATAACAATTTCTGGATGCTAGAGGGATTTACTTCGGCAGGCGGAGTTGTACAAGCTATTTGGATTAAGATCGGAGGAGGAGCAGTTGTCGAAGTATTTACGGTAGATGCCTCTACTTCTCCCGGAACTAATCCTGTAACTCCTAATGCCGGAAATATCACAGTCACTGGAGGTCAAGTAGCAGCAGGCACAACTGCTCATGTTATCAGGACAGATTCTCTTGCAGCTAACACTTACACTATCGAAGTTCAAAGATCTCAAGCGGTAGCTTCTTCAACTATTGGAGATAATGGAGTATCGCATTTTAATTCAGCTCAATTCACCGTAGATGCTAATGGATTTGTATCTGCTGCAGGGGCAATTGCTACTACTTATACCGAAAACACAGGAACGGCAACCCCTTCAGCAAATAATTTAAATGTTTTAGGCGCTAGTGGAATCACTACTTCTGGATCTGGATCCACAATCACAATTTCTCCAGGAGGAACCATAGCCACAACTTATACAGAAGATACAGGAACGGCAACCCCTTCAGGAAACAATTTAAACATTGTTGGGGGCACAGCAATCACTACTTCTGGTTCTGGTTCTACAGTCACTATAAACGCAGCAGGAACAGTTGCTACGACTTATGATTGCAATACAGGAACAGCAACCCCTTCAGGAAATGTATTAAATGTCGTGGGAGGAGGAGGAACGACAACCTCTGGAAGCGGAAACACAATTACAGTCACCTCAACAGGCTCTGGAACGGGATCAATAGTTCAAGCAATAACGACAATCAGCTCTTCAATAGTTTCTGGAAATAACACAATGCCAATAGCGACAGTCCCTCAAAACACAAATGGATCTCAAATTTTATCGGCAACTATTACTCCTACTAGTTCATTAAGTACTTTATTGATACAGGCCAATGTAGTTGGATGGGGAAATAATGGAAACAATATGGGAATCATCGCTCTTTTCCAAGATGCAACAGCAAATGCTTTGGCTACTCAACCAACTCCAAGAGATGCAACAGCAGGAAATACAAATGCTGTTTTAACTTTCTCTATGGCAGCAGGAACAACAAGTGCAACTACTTTTAAGATTAGAGGAGGAGCACCATCAAGCGCGACCGGCACTGACACCTTCGTGATGAATACTTATGATGGAACAAATACAAGTGGTGGAACGCTGTTTTCAACATTGACTATTTTTGAAATTCATGCGTAAAAATTTATTTCTGAAAAATCATTTTTATAATATAGTTAAAGGATGAAAAACAATCTTGGATTTAAAATTTTCTTTATAATTATTATTATATTCTTTTTCCTAGCTTTGCTTTTATGTTTACTAGAAAATTTTAATCATAAAACTTTTTTATTACCCTATTGCTAAAGGAGAAAATATGAAGATCCCTAAAACAGCACAATCCTATTCTTGCTGCATAAAAAAACTTCAGATAGCTGTAATTATATTCGGTATTGTCCTAGCTATCATGCAAACGATCAAGCTTTTTGGACATGTAGAAATGCACGTAGAAAGAACTCCTGAAATGGAGAGAATGGATGATAGAATAGAAAATGAAAGGAATCGAGAAAGTTTTGATCGCGTGCAAGAGAATGACAACCCTTCCGAGAGAGATCACGAAAGAGCTGCCCAATACATAGATGACAATTTCGCTTAATAATTCCATCTATAGGAAAATTTGGATCCAATTTGAGTAACGCTATCTTTAAAAGAAGCGCCCCAATAAGGTTCAATTTCTAAGAAATTATTTGGATTTAGCTGATAATTGACTAGAAGATGGGCAATCAATCCATTTAATTTTTCTCGTTTTTCATGCTTATAGATATTTCCTAAATACTTAATTACCATGTCTCTAGATAGATTTCTAGTAAATGCTATGTGAATAGAAGAATTAAACCTATCATTTATTTTCTTCAGGATGCCAAAACCTCCGTGAATAGAAACAGCTTGAGAACTTTTTTTCTTCTCTAAATTAGAATTATAAGAAACTCCATGCACCAAGATATGGGAGTCAGAAACTCCATACATTTCAGATTTGATAGCAATAAAAGGCATGATATCAAAATCATAGTTTGTCTTGATCCGGTAGCCATTTTGAAATTCTACTTCTCCATTGTAGTCATAGCTTCCTGCGGAAATAAGGCTTATATTGAATTTAGCATTATATCCCTCGTTTTGAATGTATCTGTATCCTACACCGAAGCTAAAAATTTCTGTTTTGTAATCTGAATCTTTGATTTTTTTATAGCTGAAATATGGGTTAAGATTATGAGGGCTGATTTGTTCCTCAGCTCTTAAAATTCCTAAGAAAGAAAGTACTAAAGCAAAGATACATAAGATTCTTTTCATGATGGTCTCCTTTTAACCAAAATTTTAGAATTGCATAAGGTGTTTTTTTTTGCTACCATAATTTATTTTTTAAAAGGCTTAACTTATGGACATTCAGCTCTTATCAGATTTCATGATGATTCAAGACAAACATCAACTAGACGATAGAGAATTTATTAGAAATTTATTTTTCTACATTCAAGAATCCATCGGAGATGAATTGCTGAATGAAGAAAATAGAATAAAAATAATAAAAACTATCATAAACGAAAATCTAGCTACTTTTCATTTATGTCTAAGAAAGATCTTCGAAAAAGATACTCATCTTTCTTAAGGCATTAATGCATTGATCTTTGAATCCATTATCTCCAAATTTAATCACATCTGTATATTGTCCTCTATGGAATTCGATATAGTTATGACCTAAAATTATATCTTTATCACACGGCATTCCTTTAACTTTATTTTTTATATTTCCTGCTAGAATTACATCTTTGTGTTCATCAGTTATTTGTTCTTTTTTGTTTGAGAAAAATTTTTCTTTATCTTCTCTCAACCACTTGCGTATTACCACTGCATGATTTGCATATTGCTTAAAGCGTTTAGGATTGATATCCGCATATTCATCTAATCTATCAAGAATTTCTTTTATTTTTGGTTCTCCAAATTCTTGAATAAGTTTTTCATATTCTTGAACATTCATTGAAACTCTTTTAAAAGAAAAGAGGGGTGTGGGAGGCTTGGCCTCCTCTCTCTTTTTAATATCTATATTTATATTATCTTCTATTATGTGGCTCATTTTTGAGCTGGGGGGGGCTGAATTTTGAGCTGGGGGTAGCTCATTTTTGAGCCTTCGTAAAGATTTTTTGAATTTGTCTGACAAATATATGTGTCTCTGCCAATGTATTCCATTTTTTTCTGTATGAATTTCTAAATAGCCTTCTTCTTTCAAACTATGAATCCAACGTTTTACGGAACTCATATCTGATTTCATCAAAGAAGCCAAATATTCGTTTGTTGCATAACAATACCCATGAAGTTTTGTTAGCCCTCGAACGAACGCATAAAATTTTATGCAGTTAGGTTCTATATTTTGATTAACTAAAAGAGCAGTGGGGATAACAGAGTCATAAGTTAAATCTAGATGGTCGATAGACATAGAATCTCCTATTTTTTAAGAGCCCTACTCAATCACTTGACTTTGACAAGATTTTTATTTACTATGTGTAATTAGACACATGTGATAAATTTAGTCTCGACAAACTAAGCAACCTTTTTGGGACTCAGTTTTAATCAACAAACTAAGGTACCTTTTTGGGAGCTCAGTTTTAAGCAACCTTTTTGGGGGCTCAGTTTTAATCAAGCTTTGGGGCCTGGTTATTTTATTAAAGCACTTCATCAATGCTTTGAATACATTCTGAAAACCCTAGTCACTTTGGCTAGGGTTTTCTTTTGGCATCGTTTCCATCCTATTTCTTAAAACCATTAAAATCAAATCCTTTCTCGTGTTGTGTAATCTGATAATTAAAGTAATTTTTAATATTTTAAATAAATTGACAATTCTTTAAACTCCTTTCGCAATTCGAACTCAAGGAGTTTAAAATGTACGTACAACAAGAACTTTTTACTAAAAATGAAGATGAGTTGATGGCTGGAAAAATTGGAAAAATCGGCAATCAGATCACAGGTCTTTTTAAAAGAATAGATGATTTGAAGAAGGACTTAAATAAGGTTGCCTCTGAAATGAATCAGATCATGGAATACAAAGATGCAAGGATGAGATAAAAAAGCCCCTTAGACCAAAACTAAGGGGCAAGCCATTCACCCTGGGAGGTGAATTGAAGGAGATGGTGAAGAACAATTACTTTATAGCATTTAGCCTCCATTGGATGCTAGAATTTTTTCTATATATTTCCACATCAATATTTTTCAGTTCAGGAATCGCTTCATAATCTACTCTTCCTTTAACAGTAATCTTAGAAAATTGAAATCCTCCTCCTCTGCAATTTTTATCTTCTGATAAAGAAATAAGCAAATCAGTCAAAGCTTTAGATTCTTTTTCCAATGCTTTAATCTCTTCAGAGATTTTCCATCTTTTTTGTGCAAGCTTCACCCAATCTTCTCCCTTTTCCTCATAATCTCTCTCAGTCAAAGGAGGTGGACTAATATTTATCATGCACTCATAAAAAGATCTTTCGCTTTTCAAGATCTTATCTATGTATTCATTATCTTTTTCTACTTCAACGATAGCGCCATCTATCCCATCGAAACTGACATAGTACATGCTGTTTAAGCCCGCAACTTCCATTTGGTGCTGCAGTTGAGGCATGTAATGCTCGGGAACTTTTTTGTTGAGAGCAATAGAATGGTCCTCTTTGTTAGGGCATTTGATTTCTGCCATAATTACACCGGATTCATCAATACAATCAATGGTAGCTATCATGTAGGGAATCTCTCGATGAGTTAGCTTTTGTTGAGAATTAAGTTTCAATCCTATCTTTTTCTCAAACCATTCAATCGCTTTAGGTTCTAAAGAGTTTCCTCGATTCATTGCAGAAGTAGTAGCTCTTTTGACACCGAAAACTTTTTCTTCCCATAATTTGTAAGGAGTATTGGTTTTCCAATGAGAAGGAGCCACTTGCATGATGATAGGGGCATCGCTTGCCCCTATTTTTCCTTCTCTCCAATTATGCAACTCTTGATTCATCGCGTTTCTCCTTTCTTTGTTTTAATGTAGATATGACTCCATCAAAATGCTCTGGATCTAAATCATAAACGGATTTTAACCCCTTTGATTTGCATATCTTAGGAATTGCCTCTTGATCTTCTTGAAGATAAGAATCAAGCATCGCGCATTGTTTGTCTGACAATCCATTTTGTTTGTTATCTTTTATAGATTTTTCTCTACTATCGCGCATTGCCTCTTCACCATCATCATCTTCTCCCATTGGGCATACACCTGCAATCGCTGCAAGGGCATATCTTCTAGTATAAGTAAGAGAAGAACCTAATGTTTGAGGATCATTTTTAGTAAGAATCACTGGCAACTTGCTCTTTATCCATTGTCCTGAAGCATGTAAAAGAGTAGTTACTAAAACGATTCTCTCTTGCTCGGTATCCATAGTTTGGCAAATGGCAATCCCATTTTCTGTTAAAGCTGCTCTGCAAGCTTTCCATACACTAGTAAGATCTGCATAGTCAGACTTAAAATAAGGATTTTTACAGTCTTCCTTGGCGCCTTTTATAAGCATCTGAGCTTTTGATAAAGCTTCTGCTAATTTTCCAATTTCTAAACTTTGCATTTCCATGATTATTCTCCTGCTATTTTCTCATAAAATTTGTCTTCGAATTCACTAAACGTTAAACAATTGCACTCATCGCAAAGATGACATGTGCATTTTTTCTCTTTATATTCTTCATACTCTTCTTGGATAAAAAGAGTCATTTCATAATCATTGGAGCATTCGGGACCCCATTGCCAAGCTTCCATATGCACCTCACGAAAATTTAATGTGTTGAAGGTGATATTCAACCATGAGTGTATGGTGCTCAATTTCTTTCTTAAGAAGTTTTAATTGATCAGTATGGTATTGCATCTCTTCACAGTGATAATCTTTATCTCTGCAAAGCGTTTGCAATTTACTTAAATTGGATGTGTTGTTAGATTTTTCTGCGAACGACATGGTTAACCTCGTGTTTGTTTTCTCATTTGGTATCTCGCCCCTAAGTTGGCGCTTAGGGGTTTTTTCTTTTCTATTTCATAACTTAATCGGTATATTTCTTCATTCTTCTTGACCGATGCATTTATGAGACATCTACATGTTAGCACAAAACGATATATTTTTAGCAACAAAAAAAACAATCTTGCTTATTTTTTTTCTTTTCTTTAAGATATATCTTTATTGATGGAGGCTCTATGGAGTTCATGACAGTTAAACAATTTGTAAATTCAAAAAAATATCCTATCACAATGGGAAAGATGCGATTACTTCTTTCCAAAAGGGATGAAAACGGGTTAAGCTTTGCTATAAGAAGATTTGGTAAGAAAATACTTATCCGCCCAGATCTCTTTGAACAATGGCTAGATAGTCAAAAGGAATAAATGGATGAAATTACATGGCCCGGCGCATTCATGATTGTAGGAATGTGCGTTTGCGGAATCCTATATATTTGGCTACTTAAAAAATAAAATAGACATAAATCCTCTGTATATTTATTTGTTGAATTTACAGAGGGTCTATGATCAATATTTGCCTGAATCAAGTTCCTGTCTCTTGGAAAGCTTCTCAAGTAAGTGGCAAGCGTCATTACAATCCTCGTCATTTAGAAAAAATACGCACTCAAAAAGCTATTAAGATTCAGTACAAAGAAAAACCTCTTACTGAATATGTCTCTTTAATTTTTAGTTTTTTCATGCCCATCCCTAAAAGCACTTCCAAAAAGAAAAAAGAACTGATGCTTAACGGACAAATTTATCCTACCAAGTTAGATGTGACTAATTGTCAAAAATTCTACGAAGACTGTCTTAAAGGAATTGTTATAGAAGATGATCGTACGGTTTGTTTCATTATCGCCAGCAAATATTTTTCAGAAGAACCTAAAGTTCTTATTACAGTGATTCCTTGGAGGCATGCTGCCTGATGGAGATCATTCATGAAGAAGTTAATGGAATTCATTATCTGGACATTATTTTGTTTAGTGATGATATTGAAAAAATGCAGACTCATGAAATGATTTCCTATTTTCACCGATTAAAATATACACCTTACTATATCGGAGTAAGGATAGATGAAGGTATTCAATATGAAAAAAGATCGCTCGCAACACAAGAAGAAGAAGAAGATTGAAAAAGCAGTGCATCATTCAAATAAATTAGGAGAAGATGCAAAAAAAAGAAAATCTCTTCCTCCTAAAGAAAAAGTAGAAACAGTTATGCACGAATTTAAACGAGGAACTTTACATTCTGGTTCAGGTGGCAAAGTGACTAATCCTAAACAGGCTATTGCTATCGGTTTATCAGAAGCACGCAAGGCTGGTGCCCATATCCCCAAAAAAGGAAAAAAATAATGGAAGAAAAAGAAGATGCATTTACGCAAAAATTTCAAGAAGAACTAATCGATTTGAAAGAACAAATAGAAAAGTTTAAGCAGCAAATGCGTTCAGAAAAAGCTAAGTTTGACGCTATCTTTAAAAGATGCGAAGGCATGGTACAACATGTAAGAAAAAAGATCGATTCTCATGATAAAACACTTCTTGAAGTGAAAAAAGAAAACATTCGCCATACGCAATTTCTAGAAAAAATCTTAAAATCTCATGAAATCCTTGATAAAACTGTATGCAATGTTCTTTTAGCTATTCGACAAAATGAATACTTGCAAGCTTGGTATCCTGCTCAAAAAGGAATCCAAGAAATGCAAGTAGTAGGGTTGCATCCTTTAGAAGAGGTAAGCTAGAAATATGGAAGATTTTAGATGGGTAATTGGAATTTTTACAGCATTGATGTTTTTTGGCGTAATTGGAGTTTTGACTTTTTTAGTGCAAAAAGAGAAAGACCCAGAAAATAAATAAGAATTATGTTCATAAGAAAAAAAGAACTTAAAAATTTACAAGCTAGAATAAAATTTCTTGAAGATCAAATGAGCCATTGCATGAAAGCGCTTGATAATAATTATGAATTGATTAATAGATTGGCTTCAGAATTAGGAATATATACTTTTTCAAAACATTCCTTTAATTACGAAAGAGCTTCTCTTAAAAGTAAAACTATAATATTTGAAACTAATTCTAGTATTTGGGTAAAAGACAAAGATGAAAAAAATTAAGCTTTTTCTAAAAAGAAACTTAACAAATGTAAAGAAAATCACCCCTTCTAAACGTATTTGTGAAGGCAGATGGAATTTGAATTTTTAACACTTTATTATTTCTCCTATGAAAGCAGAAAAAAAACGCCAAAAAACATCTAACATAAGTTCAATTATCAGACCTTGGAAGCTATGCAAAGAATGTGGATTATTTCCTGTCGAATCAGAATTAGTATCTAGAAAAATTGAGCCTAGCAGTACACATTGCAAAGACTGTGTACGCATGAATAAGTTAATGAGCCCTTCTTATAAGCCCAAAGAAAAAAAACCTAAAAAATCCATTATTGAAAAAATTTTCAAAGAAAGCAAAGTTTCTATGGCTTATTTGATGAGAAAATATGGATTGAGTTTTGAACATGCAAAAGAATTAATAGAAGAATTAGATGAAAAAAATTGAATTTACAAGCAAAACTGAAGAAATTATTTTTTATGCAGATGCAATTTTGGATCTGTTTGCATCTTTAAGACCCATTCCAAAAAGTGATATAATTTATGCTACGCTTTCAGAAGTATTTGTTAACTTTTGCAGATCATGCAAAGTAGATAAGATGACTTTTAGAGATCTTTGCCAAGATTTAGTAAACCAATACGAAGAAGGTTACGAAGCAAAAATAAAAGAATAAAAACTTTTTGAATATTCAAAAAATTGATATATATAAATTATAATCCTTAACCCAAGGTATGGAAATGGAACATAAATCATCTAGTCATCATAAAAAAGCTGCTCATCATTTAGAAAAAGCTCATCATCATCTTTCTAAAATGCATATGCACTCAGAAAAAAAAGATCATCATACAGAAAAAAAGCATCATGCTAAAAAACATCATTCTAAAAAACATCATGAGATGGATTAATGGATAAAAAAATGAGAAAGGTTACAAAGAAGATTCGAAAAGCTGAATCTACTTTGAAAAAGGCCGAACGTGAAAACATGAGACTTGCGGATTACGATGAACGTGTTCGTGATCCTATGATTGAGAAATATCAGAAATTAAAGAAAAAAGGTAAAAAATGAATCAACCTAAGCAAAAACCTCAAAGCAATCCTGGGCAGCAAAAACCACCGATTCAAGCGCCAGGAAGACAGAAGTAATTATTTTCTTTTAGGATAAATAATTTCACTTTCTATCTCAAATTTATTTTGCTGAAGTATTTTAATGTCACGCTCTGTGAGTGTTTTTTGTTTTAGCAATTCACAGAGCATTTTGCTATAATCACAATCTGGATAGTAAAAATCTCTTCCATAATTTCGAAGAATGTAGAGTTTGATTTTCATGATTTCCTTGTTCTTTCAATTTCTAATAACCGATGGTGAAAATCTCTATTTTCTAATTTTATTTCATTCATTATAGAAATGAAATCTCTTCGATCTTGAGTTTGTAGATTATCATAATGCTTTCGATCAGAATTTGCTTCAGATCGAAGCCAAAGAAACAAACTAATCATACACCCAATCGTAGCTAAAGTGCTTCCACCAATAACATAAATAATTTCTATATTCATATTTACCTCATGTTTTTCGAGCTCTTTCAATTTCTAATAATCGATGATGAAAATCTCTACTTTCCAATTTAATTTCATTTATTACTTGCATTGTTTCTTTATGAATTACATGAATTAATTCTCGATTAGAATCTATTTTAGCATCCATATGTCTTGCATCAGCTCTGGATTCTGCACGTACCCATATCCATAAAGGCAATAAGATTGCTAAATTTCCTAAAATCATTCCACATACATGATACCATTCCATTTCTTTTCTCTCCTTAGGTGGGTTAAATTCAATTAGAATAAGCTAGTGCTAGCATTTTTTACAATACACAAAAATTCTTTTTCTGTTATGGATTGAAAATGAATGATTAAAAAGGGTTTATATGGGTCATAAAGTCACAGTACGCATAAAAACAGATGATACAACGATAAAGAAAGATTTTCTCGAGTATAATGTTTATACTATGTCTCATGATGATCCAATCTTAAAGAAAATGGTAGATCAAACAATTGCCGAATATAAAGGAGAATTGATTGATCCCGAAGTAACAATAACACCTAAATTTGTGTGGTTAAATTTAAATGACAAAATCGAAAAAACCGAAACCTAAAAAGGTTAGACAAGGAGCTCTTAAGGATGAAACTATTGGTCAAGCACTTAAGAAATTTAGGGGAATGCAATATTTAGCTGCAGAAGCCCTTGGAATTGCGCAATCAACACTTAGTGATAGAATTAAATATTCTCCATATCTTAAAGAAATTTCTGAGGAAGCAACAGAGAAACGTCTAGACTTAGCAGAATTTAATCTGTCTGATCTTGTAGAAGAAAAAAATCTAGGTGCTATTTGCTTTCTTTTAAAGACTAAAGGCAAAGCTCGAGGCTATAAGGAAAATTCTGATGATGTTATTGTATCTATCGATGTCGAGCAGAAATTCGATGCTCTCATGGATCAATTAGATGAAGCGCAAAAGCAAGCTATTCAGACTTCAAAATCTTTGCCAGCAAATTAACATATCTTGTTAATTCATAATAAGTAACAAAAGAATATTGAGCTTTCCAAGGCAATTGATTGTCTTTTTCTACCATGTTGCAAAACTCTTCAATGAGTGCTTTCTTGTCTTCTTCCATGGAATTATTTATTTATTTTTGGATAATTGACTGTATATTCTTTCTTTGTCATAAATCCTCTATCTCTGGTACTTAAATAAATATGACTCTTCCACCACTCTCATCGAAGCAGCTTGAATTTCTTCTTCACTCCAACGCAAGGTGGAATCTTGCTCATGGAAGCGTACGAACGGGCAAGACCATCATTAGCGCTTTCAGATTCATGCAAGAAGCTGATCGCTGCGAAGATAGTAAAATATATATTGTCGGTCATACCTTTGATACTGCATATAGAAATGTCATTCGATTATTAATGGAGTCTAAAGAACTAGAGATTTTTCGTCCATTCTGTACGTGGTCGGGCAAAAAACTTTACTTTAGAGATAAGGTAATCACTGTATTAGGTGCTAAAGATGAAGGCGCAATTGGTAATTTCCAAGGTGATACCTATTCAGTGGTTTATTGCGATGAGATGACTTTGTATCCGCAAGCTATTATTGAGATGATTAATTCTCGATTGAGTAAGACTACGAGTAAAGGGTTTGCATCGATGAATCCTAAACATCCCACACACATTTTGAAGAAATGGATAGATTTAGCAGAAGCCGGCAATCCTAATTATTATTCTCTTCACTTTACATTGGATGATAACCCTTTTGTGGATGATAACTACAAAAAAGAATTAAAGAATTCATCTTCAGGTCTATTTTATAAACGTAATTATCTTGGTTTATGGTGCTTGGCTGAAGGTGCAATCTTTGATTTCTTTGATCGTGATTTATATGTTATAGAGCGTCCTTTTCATGCTGAATATTGGATTGCCGGCATTGATTATGGTACAGATAATCCATTTGCTTGCGTATTAATTGGAGTGAGTACTGGCAAATACACTGGCGAAAATAAAAAACAAATGTGGGTAGAGAAGGAATATTTTTGGGATCATACTAAAAAAGGAAGACAAAAGACTGCTAGTGAGTTTGCTAACGATATTCAAGAATTTCTGGGTCCTTATGGAGTGAAAAATATCTATATTGACCCAAGCGCTGCTGCATTTCGATTAGAATTAAATCGTAAGGGAATCCATACGACTGATTCTAATAATAAAGTAGATTATGGTATTCAGCGCATGACTAGTGAAATGAAGAAAGGAAACTTGCTGATCTGCAAAGGTTGTGATAATTTGATTAGAGAAATAGAAAGCTATGTGTGGGATTCTAAAGCTGCCGAAAAGGGATGGGATGAACCTAAAAAGAAAGATGATCACGCCATTGATGCACTTCGTTATGCAGTTGCGACTCATCGAATAAATTCTGGATATGATCAAGAAGAAGAATACAGAAAGCAAGAGAACTATTTAAGGCAAAAGCATCATCCTTTTGGATATGGATTCGGACAACAACAAGGAGGGTTTAGATAATTATGCTTAATCGGCATTGTCTTTTGCTTAAAATCCGACTGAACAATTGATATAATAAAAAATTTAATATATATCTCCTATTAGAAGCTTTATCTTCGATAGGAGGTACCTACGTCATTCTATTATCCCCCATGGAACAATGCTTTAGAACCCAATCAAGGTAACGTTCGTCAATGGTTAGACAATCTTTACAGTAAATTTCAGCCTATCGAACAAGCTCGTTGGAACCAAAGTAATATTGATACTTTATTTTACGCTGGTTCGCAAACGTTTATTAATCGCTATTTTAATTTTACTCCTAGTTTTAGTTACCAGAATTTCTATTTCAATTTGTTGCAGCAGCCTGTGAATATGGTAACTGGTTATCAGAGGCAACATCGAAAATCGATCAATTATATTCCTGCTGAAGGCGCAGATCCACAAACTACAGATCAATACACACGTTTAATTACTCATGTTTCTAATACAAATGGTATTCACGATCAATTCTCAAGAGCATGCGAGCAAGCTTGTGTAACTGGAATGGTTCTATTACAGCCTTATCTTGATTACAATGGTGATGATCAAGCTCAAGGAGAGCTTAAAGTTAAACTATGGGAATACAATAGTTTTCTAGTTGATCCTTATGCAAGAGATTTAAGTTTTGAAGATGCGCAATTTATCTGGTGCCAAGAATATATTTCTAAGAAAGAAGCAGAGTTTCGTTTTCCCGATAAATTAGAAAATATTGCTCCAATGGCTGGTACACCACAGCGTTATGGTTCATTCTATTTTCTTCCTGAAAACTACAACATGGCGCGAAATGACTTAATGGTTCTTTCGTATGTTTGGTACAAATGGAAAAGAAAGAAAAAACGACTCTATAGTCGCACACGTAATCAATTCTTTGACTTTGCTGGTGGAGATGGACAATTAGAGCAGATTCTCTATGCTATCCCAGACATGGAAGAGGTAACCGTAGAGGTCCCATGCTGGAAATTAGCGGTAGTATTAAATGATCAGCTTATGTTTCAAGGTGATAATCCTCTTGGATTTGACGGTTGTCCTTTCGTACCCGTGTTATGGAACTATGAGCCACATAACAATTATTACGACTTACGTGTTCGCGGTCTTGTCCGCACTATGCGTGATTCTAATTACCTTCTTAATAGACGAATAATCATTAACCATGACATTTCCGAAGCTACTATCAACCAAGGATGGAAAAGAAAAGTCGGTGCAGTTGCTAACGAAGATAACCTTAAGAAGTCTGGTCAAGGTTGGGACGTTCTTATTAATGAAGGATATGAACTTACAGATTGTGAAAAGATTATTCCTTCGGCTGTTCCTGAATCAGACATGGCTTTGGCTGATCAATTGCGATCTCTTATTTTTGGTACCTCAGGTATTGATCTAGAAAATTGGTCTGCTCAAGGGGATAAGCAAGCTTCATCTCTCACTACAATGCTTAAACAAGCTGCCAATCTAACAGTATTGCAAAAGTATTTTGATCAGTGGGATTATTCACTTAAGTTATTAGGTGATAAGCTTCTTAGCATAGTTCTTAATAATTGGAGTGCGGAAAAGGTAGGATTGCTCATTGGTGAAGAACCGACAGCGCATTTTTACTCAAAAGTATTTGCTAAATTTCAAGTGATTGTAGAGGAAGGAGATTTAACGCCTACCCAGCAGAACATGCAAGCTCAATCTCTTTTGGATATTAATGCTGCATTTGGCAGAGAAGTCTTCCCTCCTTCTATGGTTGTTCCTCATTTGAATATTACAGGCAAAGCAGAAGCACTTCAATTCTTGCAGCAACAAGAGCAACAACAATCTGTTATGCAGCAAGAAGCTACGAATATTCAACACACTTTTGAAGAAGCAAAACTTAAGGAGATGTATGCAAGAACCGCTGCACAAATCGCCACAGCTAGAGAAAGACATGGCCGTGCTGAAAGTAATATTGGTCTTTTGGAAGAGCGTCTTAGCGAGATTAGCAAGAATCAAAGTCTTTCTACTAAAGCTAAAATGGAAGCTGTTAAAGAAATGGCTGAAGTAATCCAAATCATTGGGGGAGTAGAGACACAAGCTAGACTCGATCAAGTACAAAGAATTAATAATGAAGAAGCCCTTAGAGAAGATGAAGAAAGATCAAAGGCAAAACAATCTTCTGATGCTAATAAGTTTGCTACGGAAATATTAGGTCAAGCATTTGGACAAGCTCAAGGGCAATAAAATATTGCAAATCTTTTTTTGAAAATGTATAAAGAGATTAAATTACTCCCCATAACTCGAGGTTAAATATGGCAGGTAGAAAAATTACTGATATGGGCGGAATGCCGCACACTTCAGACATGGCGATGAAATCTAAAAATCATCTCAAAGAATATCACAGCGCAGAAGGATCTGGAGCGATTCCTATGGATTATCCCGATACTAGTGAAGGTATTCACAGAGATCAGTCTCATGGCGATTCTAAAGTTAAAAGCCATAAGATGAAAACTGGTTATAGATATTAAGAGCCATAGGCGTTGGGTGAATAAAAACCCCAATCTTGTTCTTGGCGATAGGTGCAGCCTATGTCTGTCGCTATTTTAAATTGAGGTAATATGAAAAACCCGTTCAAGAATCCAATTAAACCCACAAAGAAAGAAGATGGGAAAAAGGAATGGTCTTTTAAATCTCCTTCTTATGACAATCGTACTTCTTGCAGTATTCCTGGTGGCGATAATTATGGCATTGGGTTCCGTACGCCTGTAGGTAAAGAATCCTGTGGATCTATGCAATCTGGTCCTATTCCACAGAAAGCGATGTGCTTTAAACCCGAAAGCGTGATTGAAGATGAAAATCACCCCGCCTAAAGTAGTCCAGAAAGCTAAAGCTGCTTATCAAAAAGGTGGCGCTGCTGATCCTAGATTTGGTCAAACAGTAGGCACTATGGATATCGGTTCTCCTAAATCTAAGACTAAAAATGCTGAAGCGCACACTGAGCCCACAAAGTATGGAATGGGAAGCTATTATGGTACTAGCATGAAAGCTCCTGTTGGGCGTTTGAGAGATGATACTGTAGGATATCGTCCAGTTAGTAAGAAAAGTTTAGGAACTCCGCCTAAGTCGGTGGTTTAGAAAGTTTTAACTTTTATCTAATCCATGCGCATTCACAAATATTTCTATAACTTCTTTGTATTTTTCAGGATAAAATTTCTCTAGAGAATCTGTATCATATTCAACATTTTCAATAATAAAAAAAAGATTTCCGCTAAATCCATTAGGAAAATCAATATAACTCCATAATTCAGGAGGAGTAAATATCGCATGTTTAGAATCGGCAAAGACAGTGGGAAGCCAATATTTTCCAAATCTCCATGCTACCCAGCAATCTCCGCTATCCCAATAAAGTATTTTCAATCCTTGAGGAGGAAGTTTATCTTCAGTTTTTATCCAATTCATATGTATTTCTGGAATTTCATATCATTTTAAATCCTTTCTTACTCATGCTTATCTCAGTATAGATTTTATCAATCTCTTGATCGCTCAAGTCATCATCTTCAGGTGCTTCGAGTTTTCCTTTATTGTTCTGAAAGTCGTAAATGCTTTCGCAAATGGTCTTATTTTCAGTCATCTTACCTTGAGTATACTGTTCCCATAGCTCCCGAGATGGAATCATCCAAATCACTTTTAAAACATCAGATCCTGGATATGCTTTGTAAAGCATCGAGTTTGTCTGAGCTTTTGGTTTGGTTAATCTAGGTTGCCATATTAAACGAGCATTTGGCACTTCTGCAAGTGTTTTAAATTGTCTAGGATTATTCATGAGATCTTGATTGTAAATTGCAACGCGTTCATCTAATCCAATCTCGCGCTTGTGAGCAAAGATATAGAAGGGATGATTGCCGAAAGGTCTTTGATCAATTAAATCTTGGCAACTTTTGCCAATGTCAAAAGATTGCTTGGTAAAATGCTCATATCTATCATGCGTTTCTAGTCTATCTAGCTTCATACTAACCTCATTTGCAATTTTTTATTTGTCATATATTAAAAATTTTAATATGACAAGTTAGTATGTCGCTAATCGGCGTTAAGATAGGTAAAATATGACAACAAATATCAGTGCTTCTAATGAACAAAACCCAGATGCTTCCAGACAAAATGACAAGGAAATGAACTTCCGTAAACAAGAGGAAATGTATCAAAGAAAACTAGAACAAGAGAGACAAGCTCGACTTGCAGCTGAGGAAAAGATTGCTCAGATTGAAAAAGCAGCTCAAGAAAAGATGTATCGAGGAAAAGAAGAAGAGGATGATGATGATAATGATGAGCCTTACATCGATAAGAAAGCTCTGAATAAGAAATTAAATAAGTTTAGCCAACAAACACAACAAGAAACAGATACTCGAATACAGACAGCTGTACAAAAAGCTTTGTCTGAAGATCGTAAACAGAACTGGATGAAAAACAATCCTGACTTCTATGAAGTAATGCAACATGCTCAAAAGTTTGCTGAAAAGGATCCTGAGCTTGCAGAGACAATTTTAGAAATGCCTGATACTTTTGAAAGACAAAAGCTTGTATATAAAAACATTAAGCTTTTAGGTTTACACAAAAAAGAAGAGCCTAAACAATCGATTCAGGATGTTGTGGATAAAAATAGGAGAACTCCTTTCTATCAACCTACTGGCATCGCTACTCCTCCCTATGGCATGGTAGCTGGTGGAAAGGATTATTCTCCTTCTGATATGAAGAATTCTTATGACAAAATGCAGGAATTAAAGTCTAAGTTAAGGATTTAAATTGTTGTAATTTAATTCGATAGGTGAACTTGTATGACAGTTATTAAGTTTTTTAGAATCTAAGGTTCAATGACATAAATTAGGAATAGCAGGATTCGAATCTGCAACCAGTTAGTTATGAGTTAGCTGCTCTAACCATTAAACTATATTCCCGATTAGTCATGAGATTGGAGTAGGATTTCTAAAATTATATATAGATTTGAACATGTCTATATATTGTTGAACTGTCGTACAAGAATGAACTTTTGAAATACTTTG